CGACCATTGGGATTAGGTCGGTGTCGTAGGTGGCAGACCACTTGTTAGCGGTGGCCAGGCTGCCGTTGGTGGGGTTGTCACCAGCGTCAGTCCATTTGGTGCCCATCACGTGATAGGCGGTGTGGTAGTCCACAGAAAGCACGTCTTGCTTCGAGAGCACGTTGCGGTCTGCTTCAATACGCAGATCCTGCTGGACGCCTTCCAGAACTGAACCACCCTTCATCAGGAAGCAGCGGAACTCCTTGACGTGGGTTGCCGTGCCAGGGATCACAGTGTTTACCTGTGGGTCCATGATCACGTTGCAGCCAGCAAATTCGCCGATGGAGCGGGCTCCAACGCCGACGCCGCCACCGCCCCAGGTCACTGCGCCAGAAGCGGCCAGTGCGGAGGTGCTGAAAGTAAGGAGGCCAACTTGATACAGGTAGAAACCAACGGATGGGTGGACAATCAAGGTGTCCAGCTCATCACCACGCTCGCCAAGGGCAGCGCGGGCCTCAGCCAAATTGGCTGCGGTCAGGAAGTTGGCTTCGCCTTGTCCTGATGTTGCTGCAATTGCCTTGTCCAAAGAATGGGCAGACAGTGCAGTACCAAACAAACCAGCAAGCTGGGAGAACAGGCGTGCGCTGTTCAACTTGTTGATTGCATCGGCAAGTTGGTTGCGAATGTGAAGCATTGGGTCTTCGCCCGCTGCCAACATTGCAACGTCGTCCACTGCATACGCGAAACCGCGGTGGCAGATGGAAGCAATCTGGGTGCCGGTGCCGATCTTCTGGGGAGTCAGGTAGCCAGCGGTGCTTGTGCCCCACGTAGCTGTACCGTCCATGATCTCCTCAGTTGGAGATACAGGATTGAACTCAGGGACTTGGATGCGGGTGCCGCCTTCGCGGGCATCCAGCAAAGGATTACGAACAACAGCGCCAGACTTGATAAACAAGCTGCGCTCTTTTACTGCCTCAGACACATAGGTGCTGAGATTATTCCTCTTTACGATGTCCGCGAGTAGGACACCGCCGGAATAATTCTGAAATGGGGCGGCCATCTTAGAAAACCAACGTTAAAGGTGTGTGCGGGGTCCAAGCCACGGACTTGGTGAGACACGCCCCACCGGGGCTACAAAGAAGCTTCCCGTTCCAGCACAGCTGCAAGTTCAGGCTCCTCTGCTTTTAGTTGCATTTGTCTCGTTATGTTAATACTACCGGCCTTAAATGGATTGGGCATCCCAGGGGCAATGACAGAATTTGGTGTCGGCTTGGCCCCCATGCCAGCAGCACTGCTGGGCTTAAAGTGGTGCTCAAAACCTGAACCAGGGTTTTTTAAATTGCCTAGATAGTTAGTAATATCCTGTTCAACACCTTTGTCCAAAATTACAACGTCGCCGTTGTCCTTTTTGTGCAGGTTGTTTTGTACCAGCAGCAGCATTTGCTCGGCGTTGATGGCACCGGCTTGGCTGATTGCTGATAACGCTTTTGTACGCATGGATGCCTCTTCGTTAGAAACCTTTAGGTCTGCTAGTTGGCGTTCCAATGCATTGATTTGTGTGTCCTTCTCTTGGGCGCTTTTGTTAGCCTCTTCCCAGAGGTCTTTCCACTGGCCTTGGTCTTCCAGCGTTTGTTTGCGCTGGTCGTCCTGCTTTTTGTATACGTCGTCCAGCTTGGATTTGATGCCTTGGAAACGTTCCTCGGCTTCAGTTGCCTGCTGTTTTAAGGCGACAAGCTGGGTCTCGTATTCGGCTTTTACAGCAAGCGCAGGGTCTGGTTGCTGTGGAGCGGTGTCGGCTGCAGCCACGGGCTGGTCAGGACTCGCCACAGGCGTTTCCTGGATGACGTGCTCTTCCATAGTCAGAAGTCAAAAGTGGTAGTAGGGGTTTCTTCCGCAGGCTTTGATGGCTTGCGCTTACGAACAGCTTTGCATACCTCGGGTTTAGGTTGCGGTTCGCGTAGCTCGACGAGTTCCCATACTTCGGAACCGTCAGGCTTAGTAACCTTTTCTAAGGACTTACCCATGTAGGCATACTCCATGTACTTGTTTAGTCTACTTATGTAGTTTACAAGAACCTATGGGTATGCGATTATTCTTCCTTGGCGTCTTGAGTTTTGGTCTCACCGCTTTGTTCCTCACTAGCAGTAGGCAAAATTTCACCCTGGACCAGGATTTGACGGAATTCGTCACGCCCCAAAACACCTTGGTCGAACAATGCCGTCAGCGCGGTTACGTCCTGCCCAATTAAACGGTCGATGTCAAAGTCGCGGCTGATGCTTACCTCTGGTGGTGCGATCCCTACATAGTCGGCGGCGAGATTAAATGCCTTTTGTAGGGACTGTTCCAGGTCAAGAGATACCATCGACAGCATTGAGTTTGTATCGACACGATCCAAGCGGCGGGCGTCGGCAGATTCGGCAACAAACTTTTGCTGGCTTAATGTGCTGATTCCAAGCGTTGCCATCTGCATTTGTAGCTCGCGGATTTCGTTGGATTGTGCTTCAAATGCGTTTGCCGCTGGTTCGACGTAATAAACCTTGTTGCCAGGCTGGCTTGCCATCGCGTAATTGACGCTCACAGCTACGTCTTTTGATTGGTCGTCCCAGCCTTCGAGCACAAGGATTGGTTGACTAGCAATGTGCAGGCTGTGGATTAAGTCGGCTTGGCGTTGAAAATGAGCCAGGTTTAAATACGCAATGTCAAGTAAGGGCGGCTTACTTGTAAGGGTGTCAACCTTGCCTGCATATGTTGTGACAAGTGGGATTTGGCCCAGGCTGTAGTCGCCTGATTCCACTAGCTCGTAGTCTGAGGTGGCATCCGTTGCGTCGAAAGCGTTTGGATAGGGGAAACCCCCTTGCATATCCTTTTTAGTTTCGACTTGGCGATATATGCGGTACTGGCCGGGCTCGATTACACGTATCTGGTCATATACCTTTTCGCCAAATTCGCCGTCAGGCACTACTGCCTTTTCCTTGATGCGGACCTGTACTAAATTGCCGTAGTTTACTTCACGGTCCAAGCGCCAGCCGTAGATGTTGGTGGGGTCAACTTCGATCCAGTACGGGCGGCGATTGAGTTCGCGCTCTTCTGCAAGGCTGCGGGCACCCGTTGGGGCCGGAAAATCTACTAATGTATGACAATGCCCGTAGGTTAGTGAGCACAGCAGCAGGCGGCGGGCATACTCGTCTACGTCGGAGCCGCAACCGTCAACGTCCTTTGCAAAAATATTTGTCCAGTATGAATCGCCTACCAAACTGATCGGTTTACGCAGAATTAATCCCGCAGCAGCACGAACCAGGCGCTGGGTAAATGGTGAAAATACGGCGCGGTTTACGCGGGCTAAATACGCCGTGTAGTCCTCGCGGGGCTCGATTGGTAGAAAGGCTTCGCTGTTTTCGCGGAGGTATTCCGTCCCAAGGGTGACGGCCTTCATTATTTCCCAGCCCTTCATCATGTCCAGCACCGCTTGCGTGCGGGTGAACGGACTGTCCGCTCCACCAAGGGTGTTGGAACTTACAAGGTGGGTGCGGATTTGGCCGGGAACTGAATACGTCACTTAGTCACCATTTCTCGCGATTTGCCCAGTAAGTGGCGGACATTTTACCTCTTTTAATATTAGCGGCGATACTCAATCATCTTCGTCTTCCACTTCGATCATTACTTCGATGCCGCTGGCAAGACGCACCATCAGACCGGCGAAGTCCTCGGGATCTTGGGGTGTCATGAAGGCGAAAGAGGCTTCGGTGGTGCGGCTTTCGGAGTCCACCTCAAGGTGTGTGCAGAAGCCGGTGACGATTCGAGTACCCATCAAGACTTCAGGACGTAAGAACTACTCGTAGTGTTGTAGTACAAAGCCCCGGAGGCAACGCCGCCCGTGCCCGCTGCTGCGTCGTCGGCGTATTCACCGATGTCTAGGGTTGTTCTCGTGCCAGCAGCCGTAAGCTGAGTAGGCTTAAACTTGGAATCGGCATTCACCCATTGAAGGATGTCGCCGTCAGCAAGTGGCGCATCCCCTGACGAGAACATCGCCATCTCTAGGGTTATCTCTTCGCCACCTGATAGCGAAGACTTCCAGCTGTCGTCAGCAAACTGAATGCCGGATCTAGTGCCGTTCTGGTTGGCCCATCCACCTGACAGCGTAGTACCGACGTAGGTTGACACGCCGTTAATGTAGACCGTTACGTTCAGCACTCCGCTTGCGCTTTGCATAGCGCTTGCATCGTCACCGTTATTGTCTGTGATGTTCACCATCCAGGAGGTGCCGGTCCAGTTGGAGATCAGGCCGGTTCCTGGATTTGTTAAGCTGCTGGATGAATAGATCCATGTTCGTTGGGCACTACTCGGTCGCAACGAAAAGTCTGTTGCTGTCTCAATACTGCCGCCGCCCGCAATTAGATTGCCGCCTAAACTCTTAGCCATGGATTACAGCCCTCCTACTTTGGTTGTAACACTGGGAGTTCCGCCTGTAAAACTCACTAGGCGCACTCGAACGTACTGTAGGGGCAGATCGCTAACGCTGTATCCAGTTGTCCCGTCTGCGCTGATCGTTGTATCGGCTTCTGTACTAGCTAAATTAAAGAAATAGGTATTGTCAAGGCTTCCTTCAAAACGCAACACGGCATCCGTACCAATGCCTGTGGTTGTTACCTGAAATGTGACTTGATTGGTTTTAAGGCGTACTGCAGTAGTCACTCCTACAGCCGTTAGCGTGTCTAATTGTTTTGTACTGAACGGGAAAAGTGCCATTGCACGTCACGCACTACTTATTTACTTGAGCATAGCGTATGTTTACTAGCCTTAAACGCACTACTTTTTGCCCTTTGGTGTACGCTTTTTGGCCGTTTTGGCTGCTTTTTTGAACGCTCCAGCGGTTGGGGCGCCTTTTGAGCCTGGTTTACGCATACTTTCGTCCGCGCCAGCCTTAATGCGCTTACGTTTAGCGTGGATATTGGCGTATAGACCGCGT